TTGAAGAAGTTCTTGAGTATGGCTTAAATAAAGACTATTCAACAGGAACATTAACAAATCTAGAGGTAGATCAGTTTGGATATTTAGTTTTATCTGATGGTCAAAATCAAGGAACACTAGAAGACTATTATTATTTTCCACCACTTACTGGTGAACATAATCAGATAGACTGGTATAACGATACAGATAATATAAAATTTGAATACAGCTTCGATGGCCTGAATTATACCTATGCAAATAACCACTCATACATTCCAAATTTTAATGGAGGGTATCTATACTATAGAGTAACTATAGAGTCTAATGACTCTGGAGATAATCCTAGATTCTATTCGCTTAGATTTATTTCTTATACAAGCAGGAATTTTCCATCAAATAATAGTTTATATGAAATTAATACATCTAATAATTATACAGTGGGATCAAATCCTGGGTTATTGATTGATCATTCTGATGATATTGGAATTAGAATGTTAAATGGCGGATTTTCTGTTGCAGATACAGAGGTTAGATCAGTAGAGTTTTTATACTTGCCAGAGTCAATATCTGGAGCAGGACACCTAATAGCTTGCGGTAATGCCTCATACTCTTGGAATTTAAGCGGTAGCATATCTCAATCACAAATTGAAGACCTATATGTAAATGGTAAGAATCTTTCTGGAGAAACAAATATATCGACTGTTTTTACTCCAAATGTTTGGCATCATGTGGCTATTACGCTAAATACAGCTCAGCCTGGACCTGTTTATATAAATCAAAATGCAGATGGCTCAGTTCTAGGAAAGACAGCCAGATTCGCACATCTTGCAATATATGATCATGATATTCCTGATGATGCTGTTAGACATTATAAGTATTTAACAACAAAGGTTTCTGAGGCTTCATCCTCAGATACCGTATCTATTGCTTCAGAGGCATTTGCAGCCTTTGGGGTGGACAAAGTTATTGTTTCAACACAGTAATATGTCCAATATATAGCACATTTTTTGTGCAGACAAGAGAAAAATGGTATAATTTATAAATGAAGAAGATTAAAAGTAGCGTTGTAGAAAGCAAGTCAAAATACGGAATTTATGTTTGGCAGATGCCAGATGGTAAGTGGGTAGGAGACGATCAAGGTCGTTATATGCTTATCCCAGCAGTTCGTGGTGACCAAGAAAAGATTAAACAAATTACAGATGCAGCAAGATCTTATGGAATTTCAGAAGGCCAAGCACTATTTGTAGCTGGCAGAAGAAAAGTTTCAGATGAAGAATATGCACAGCAAGAGGCAAGATTAAGAATGGGAATGACTCCAGACCCATTTGATATTGATGAGAGTATTGAACAATATAAGAGGTTAACAAATGGCAGCTGAATTTATTGAAGATGATGTAGAAGTCGTAGAGATTAAAGGCTCTGCTGACGTTTTTGGTGGTATTACTCCAGATGAGCATGGAGATCCATTTTCTAAGAGCCTAGATGAGATTAAAGGTCTTTCTGGGTTTAGTACAAACTTTAGAAAGAAGATGGCTAGAACTGATTTCTCTAAAGTATTTAGAGGCGTAAAGTCAGAGAGTACACAAATTGTAGAGCCATTTATGGTTACTGGATACAGCATTTTAGATGTTGTTCAACCACAGTATAACTTAAATTATTTAGCTTCAATATATGAAATTTCTGCACCACACTACTCAGCTGTTAATGCTAAGGTAGCAAATATTATTGGTCTTGGATATGACTTTGTTGAATCAGAGGTAACAAAGGAAAAGCTTGCGGATATTCAAGATGAAGTTCAATTAGAAAGAGCACGTAGAAAAGTAGAAAGAATTAAGCAGTCATTGCATGATTGGCTTGAGTCAACAAACGAAGAAGAAACATTTGTTGAGACTCTATCACGTGTTTGGAAAGACTATGAAACTACAGGTAACGGATACCTAGAAATTGGTCGTAAGAATACTGGAGAGATTGGATATATTGGCCATGTTCCAGCAGCATCAATGCGTGTTCGTAGACTAAGAGATGGTTTTGTTCAAATTATTGGAAATCAGTCTGTATTCTTTAGAAACTTTGGAGATTCAGATAGATCAAATCCAATAACAGCAGATGTTCGTCCAAATGAAATTATTCATTTTAAGAATTATACTCCAACAAATGGATATTATGGAGTTCCAGATATTATTTCATCAAAGAATGCAATGGCTGGAAATGAATTTGCTGCTAGATTTAATTTAGACTATTTTGAGAATAAAGCCGTTCCTAGGTACATTATAACCGTCAAGGGTGCTCGTCTATCCAACGATGCTGAGAGAAAGCTCCTAGAGTTCTTCCAGACGGGTTTAAAGGGCAAGAATCACAGGTCCCTATACATCCCTCTACCAGCAGATAATAATGACTCTAAAGTTGAGTTTAAGATGGAGCCAGTAGAGGCTGGAGTTCAGGACTCTTCATTTAATAATTATAAGACTGCCAATAGAGATGAAATATTAATTTCTCATAGAGTGCCTATTAGCAAGATTGGAACACCAGCAGGAGTTTCATTAGCTAATGCAAGAGATGCTGACAAGACATTTAAAGAGCAGGTCTGCCGTCCATCTCAAAGAAATATTGAAAAGAAGCTAAATAAGATTATTGCAGAAAAAACAGATATGTTTGCTCTAAAATTTAATGAGCTTACTTTAACAGACGAAGACACTCAGTCAAAAATTGATGAAAGATATCTTCGTATGAAGGTGCTTGTGCCTAATGAAATTAGATCAAGAATGGGACTTCAGGGCATACCTGGAGGAGATGTTCCTGTACAATTAACAGGTCAACAGGCAGCTGACGCTACAGCAAATGCTACTGGAAATAGAAGCAGAGACCAACAAAGACAAGGAACTCAGCCAGATATTGCAGGGGAGGCAAGAAATCCTCAAGGAGCAGGACGTCAAATCTAGTAAACAGATATTTGCGTTTTAATCTACTAAGAGATATTATTTATACACCATGGAAATAAAAAAGGCAAACTGGACCACTAGCGGTAACAACCTAAAGATTAGTGTTCCCTTTTCAAAAGTAGATCAAGCAAAGAGAACCGTCTCTGGTTTTGCTACGCTTGATAACGTAGACACTCAAGGCGATATTGTTGAGGCGGAAGCAAGCATATCTGCATTCAAGCGTTTCAGAGGAAACGTAAGAGAAATGCATCAGCCACTTGCAGTAGGAAAAGTAGTTTCTTTTGAACCTAAAAGTTATTATGATCCCAAAGATGGAAAAGTTTATAACGGTGTTTATGTAAGCACTTATGTTTCTAAAGGTGCTCCAGATACTTGGGAAAAAGTATTAGATGGAACACTACAAGGATTTTCAATTGGTGGAGCAATCAATAAAACTGATGTCCAAGCAATTGATGGAATGGAAAGCCCAGTAAGAATTATTAAAGATTATGATCTTGTAGAATTATCATTAGTTGATAATCCAGCAAATCAGTTAGCAAATATTTTTTCTATTGAAAAATCAAATGGTCAATCTTTTATTAAAGGGCTTGCTGCGGAAATTACACCAGAAAATATTTTTTGGTGCCCTACAGATTCAATAGCAGTAACATCATCTGCTGAATCTTGTGATTGCGAATCCTGTAATTGCAAAATGGAAAACATTGGTTGGGTTGAAAGCAATGATGTTAATAAGGCTGAATCAATTAAAAATATTGTAGATCAATATTTAAATAAGAATTCTGAGATTGATGAAATCGCAGAAGAACGTCGGAATGCTAACGACGGCGTTTTAAAAAGTAACATGGCCAATGAAGGAGGTACTAACATGGCAGATGAAGCAGTTGTAGAAACAACAGAAACAACTGAGGCTGCACCAGCAGCAGAAGCTCCAGTAGCAGAAGCAGCAGAAGCAGTAGCTGAGACAGCAGCAGCTGTCGATGAAGCTCCAGAAGGCGCAGAAGCTGTTGTCGAAAAGGCAGCAGATATTCAAGAGGTCGCCGTTGAAGAGCTTGATTTTTCAAAGAAACTTGATGAATTGAAGGCGTTTTTCGCAGACAATTTTGCAAAGAATGCAGCAGATAATGCAGCAGCAACAGACGCAGTACGTAACAATTTAGAGGAAGTTGTTAAGTCTGCAGAAGCAAAGCTTGATGAGCTTGCAAAGAAGCACGAAGAGCTTTCTCTTACAGTAAAGTCTATTCAAGATAACTTTGCTAGTACAGAGAAAAGAATTGATGCAGTGGAATCAGAAACTGCAATCAAGAAGTCAGCAGATCTTGGCGGATCAGCTGATGAAACAGTAACAAAGAGCAAGTGGGGCGGCACATTCCTCGGTGTACGCGATATTCTCTAAAAATAAGGCAGGTGAAATAAATGAGTAATGAACTATTAAAGTCAGTAATTGCATCAACAACACTTGGCGATACTTCATATGACACAGCTCGTGGTGGCTTACTAAAGCCAGAGCAGTCAAACCGTTTTATCGACTATATGTTTGATGCTACTGTAATTACCAAGGTAGCAAGAACCATTCGTATGCGTTCTGATATCATGGAAATCGACAAGATTGGTGTAGGCGAAAGAATTCTTAAGGTTGCAACTGAAGCAACTGACGATTCAACCACAACTGGTGTATCTTTTGCTAAGATCTCTCTTGCAACAAAGAAGCTACGTCTTGACTGGGAACTTTCTTCCGAGTCACTAGAGGATGGCATTGAGGGTGCAGACCTAGAGGACCACATCGCAAGAATGATGGCAACTCAGGTTGGTAACGACGTTGAAGATCTCGTTCTTAACGGCGTTGGAACAGGCTCAGATGCTCTTCTTAAGGCATTCAAGGGTGTAACAACTCTTGCTAAGGAAAATGGTCACGTAGTTGACGCAGCAGGTGCTGGTATTTCAAAGTCAGTCTTCAACGACGCTTTGAAGAAGATGCCACGTCGCTATAAGCAACGTCGCAATCAGCTTCGCTTCCTATCAGGTTCAAACCTGGTTCAGGACTATCTATACAGCTTGACATCACTTCCAGGAACTCCAGAAGATATTGCTTCAGGAATCGTTCGTGGTGATGTTGTAGCAAACAATGGTGCTCCAGGAGGAGTAATTCCATTCGCATTCGGAATTCCAGTTATCGAAGTTCCTCTTCTAAATGAAGATCAGACAGGTAGCTATTCAGGTGCAGCAGGTTCACATGGTGATATCCATCTCACATTCCCAGACAACGTAATCGTTGGTGTGAAGCGTGATATTGTTGTTCACCGTGAATTCAAGCCTAAGAAGGATACAATCGAATATACATTGTTCCTTCGTGTAGGTACAGCAGTCGAAAACCCAGATGCATTCGTTGTCGTTAAGAACGTCAAGGTTGCAGCAGGTTACGATGCACGTTCTCTATCAGCAGTAACTGGTGGAGCATACACCAACCCAGCATCAATCTAATTTAGATTAAATAGGGTTTGAGGGGGATTTTCCTACATTGGAAAGTCCCCCTCTCTGTTATAGTCAGTAAAATGGTATAATTTATTAGAAGAACGGAGTAATAATGTCATTTGATACAATGAAATTAGCAGAATTAAAAAAGATTGCAGAAGATTTCGGTGTAGATATCTCATCTGCAAAGAACAAAGCGGACCATATAGCAATGCTCTTGGAAGAGGGCGTAACATATGAGCTAGTAAGCGGAAATAAGGTTGAAGTGCCAGAGCCTCCTGTTTTTGACGGTTCTCAGCAAATTGATGATGATGTTGAAAAGACATTTCTCAAGATGGAAAGAGAGAACAGAAGCTATAGCATTTATGGATATACTTTTACAAAGGAAGATCCATTCGTACCAATGCCTATGACATTGGCACAAAAGATTCTAGAGACAGAAAATGGATTTAGGATGGCTACATCTAGAGAAGTTAAGGAATACTACTCGTAAGGAGATAAAACATGGCAGAGTTGCATATTGGCTCTCAAGGAGTCATTAGGTTCACTACTTATTCGCAAGGTGAGTTTATAGACTCATCATCTATTACAGCGTCAGTAAAGCCAGGACCTACAGCACTCGTGCCAACTCCTACCAGCACAACACTAACTGTTGTGAATGATGAGGTTAATGAGGGAAGCTACTATGCATATGTGCCTATGTCGCTTACAGTAAATGGAGATGCAAAGTATCTTGATTTTACTGCATCCTATACAATTCCTGGAAATGCTACGCAATCACTAATTAATAGAAGATATTATTTAGTTAGACCATATGCAGCCATTGATGAGATTATCGAAGCTTGCTCATTTGGAATTGATAGATCAGACCCAAATCATAAGACATATGAAGAAGTAGCAGCAGCAGAAAGATATGCTAGATATAGAATTAATGCATATACTGGCCAAAGATTTGATGCTACTAACAAGACCATAGAAATTCTTGGCGATGGAACTGATACTATTTTAATGCCAGAAAGAATTGAGTTTGTTGATAAGGTAACTGTAGATGATGTCACAGTATTTAGCGATACAGTTTCTAATTATACATTTACAATCACGCCAACAAACCATGCAATTCGTGTAGATAAGCCAGCTGGCATCGATGCCTTTGAAACATATCCTTATCAAGAAGATATGGTTGAGCCTGCGTATTTTAAGAGAGGTAAGCGCTATGCGGTAACTGGAACCTTTGGTTATGCAAATATCCCTTCAGAAATTTATGAGGCAACAATTTTATTAGCAAATGATTTCTTCCATCAAGATACAGTTTGGAAGAATAAGTACATTAAGAGAATGCAGACAGGAGACTGGAATATTGAGCTATCTGGACAAGCATTTACTGGAACTGGTAACGCAACAGCAGACAGAATTCTTGAGCCATTTATAGCAAACCGAATGGTGGTTATTTAAAATGAAAGACATCATAGCTACAGCCATGAATATGAAAATGGATATCTATGATCTTGTAATAACCCAAGATGAGGTAACAAAATCCATTATCAAAAAGTATCTTTATATTAGAACAGAGAACTGTTTAGCAAGAGGATATATTTCTGATTCATCTAGATCACAAGGCAGTTCAGAAAAAGTCGGTGAGAGATATCAAAACCTTGATTTCCTTACTATTGAGACACAGTATAAGATGTCTAAGACTCAAAAGGTTACTAACATAAGAAACCAAAAAGACGAAGTAATCTGGTTTGAATTAATTAAGAATAATTATGATACTCCTACTGTATATGACGTAAAGGGAGTAATCCCAGTACTTGACCCATTTGGAAATATCCTTTCATATAATGTTTCAGTACAGCGCTCAGAGGTACAGAAGATTGAAGAGTGAAGTTTTATCTAAGATTATTGGTGCAGAAAAAGCAATAAGCTCTGGACCAATAAAAGGCGTAATTAAAGACAACGGTTCTATATCAAAGATTGCTGCATCATTATATTATAAAGCAGCAGCACTAGAGTATATTGTAAATTCAGAAAGAGCTAAGCAAAACGTAAAGACTAGAGTGTTTAATCAAATTTATAAAGACTTTGGAGTATATACAGATGCTCAAGCTAGGGCATTTACTTCTAGACTGCATCATGTTTACGAATGGAGAAATCCTGGTGATTCATCTGCGAGGCTTTGGAAACTTACAATGCAGTCTGGCAATGGATATGATATGAATATTGGATATGCATTTAAACAATCAAAAACACAAGTTCCTAATACTAGATCATTAAAGAAATATGTATTTAAAGAAAAAGCAAGAATTATGGAATATAGAATACCAGTAACAATTAAGCCTAGAGCCGCTAGTATCAGATTAGCATTTGAAACTAAGGACGGAAGATTTATTGTATTACCTAAAGGTCAATCTGTCCGTGTAAAAAATCCTGGAGGCAATAACGTATACAGCGGCTTTGGCAGAACATATGAAAAGTTTTTTAAGAGCAAAATGGCAGCAGAAAGTATAGATAGATCTAATGTTTCAAAGGCTTTATCAACTGCTGTTAAGAATGCAACAAAAACTCCAAGCGCAATATCTAGTAAGATAGTTATTAGTAGAATATCTACTAATTCAATTAGATCATTAGCTAAGAGTAAAGCAGAGTCGGAGGCAAATAAGATATGACAGTAGATTATTCACTAGGAGCATCACAGATAATCATAGATTACTTGTGGGAAAAGCTAACTACAACAACATCTGTAATTGGACCTAGAGCAACAATTCTAGATCCAGATGATTATCAGGTTGATATGATTGGTGCTACATCAGCACTAGATATTGTTCCAATTTTTATGTCTCAACAGGACTCAATTAATAGCAGTGTCTTGGACGGAGAGACACACCTTATTTATGACTGGGTGGCTGATGGATATGAGGACAATTGGTTAATATGCAGAGATTCTATGATGTTTACCATATATGCTAAAGAGCAAAGAAAGATCATGGAGATTCAAAACCTAATGCTAGACCTATTTAGAAGAATGGATGATTCTGCTAGAGATCTAAACTCTTACCTTCCATCACAGACACCCTGGATTTTTTATACAGTAAGTTTGGTAGATTTAACCTCACCAGAGCCACAAAGAGAAAAGAGTGGCTGGTTTGCTGGTCAGGTTGTTATAAGATATAAATATGGGCGTCAGGTCAATGCTCAAACTGGCAGATTCTCATAAGTTGCCTTGCTTTTTAACCTATTAGATAGTACTATTAAGTCAACGAGGAATTAGCCTAGCCAGCTTAAAAAAAATAATTAACCGCACAGACGGAGGTGTAACAAATGGCAAATGTAAATAATATTATCGTTGGTGCTGCAGAAGTTTGGACTTCAAAGAAAGATTCAACACAGGTAGCAGCATGGCCAACATATAGTATTCCAACTTTTACAGCAAACAGTTCAGCACGTTCAGCAATGGACGCAGCAACAGGTTCTGATGGTTGGAGAAACGTAGGATTTACTTCTGAAGGTATTGAAGTTCAATACTCACCAGATTACGGTGATATTCAGGTAGACCAATTGCTTGATACAGCAAAGCTTTTCAAGCAAGCTATGACAGTTTCTGTTAATACAACCCTTGCGGAAGCAACACTAGAAAATCTATTGTTCGCATTCGCACAATCATCAGCAACTAAGGATGCATCAGCACACGGTGCAGATGACCTTGCAAAGTATGCTAAGGGTACAGGCGGAGAAACACTAGGATTTGAAGCAGGTGCACTTGGATCAGAGCCAGTAGAACGAGCACTCGTATTTATTGGAAATGCTCCACGTAGCACAGCAGGAAAGAAGAGAGAGCGTGTTTACCATGCACGTCGTGTATTGAACGTTGAGGCTTCCTCACACTCATACCGTCGTAATGAAGCAACAGTTTTCCCAGTATCATTCCGACTACTTCCAGATCCAGCATTCTCAGGCGCAGAATACGGTCTAATCGTAGACAGACTTATTGAAGCTTAATTTTTAATCTTCTTAATCTCAGACAAATGGTCCCTAATTAATTTTAGGGGCCATTTGTTGCCTTTATACCATATATTTAGTATAATTGTGTAGAGAGATTAAGGAGGCCATACTTTGGCAAACAAGGTATATGAAACATACGAAATAGAACTACAAAATGGAACAGTAGTAACATTAAAACCATTATCAATTAAAAAATTACGTGAATTCATGGACATCATGAAGAAACTAGACGGGTCACTACCAGAAGACGAAGCAGTAAATACATTGCTTGATGCAGCTGCGGTTGCAATTAAATCTTCTGCTCCAGACTTAGCAGCCAATCGAGAAGAACTAGAGGACGCTCTAGACATGCCAACAATTATGAAGATAGTTGAAGTGTGTGGAGGTATTAAGATGGATGACCCAAACCTCTTAGCGGCGGCTCTACTAGCTGGTCAGAACTAGATTTAGTCGCCGTAGAATCTGAGGCCTTCTTATTAGGTCTCTGGAAAAATTTTGAAGACCTGGAGGAATCAATATCAATGCCAGAACTACTTGCAATTCTTGAAGCATCTAGAAAGCACAAGAATGATGAAAGAAAGTTTATGGCAGCTCTACAAGGAGTTAAGATTGATGATCCAGATACTTCAAAGTCGTTTGATGAAGTAAAACGTCGTGTCATGGGATACGATACAGAAACAAACGATGTTGCAAGCCTAAGAGGTGCACTAGCTGAGCAGGAAGGGTTTGGTGTAGGCTTAGGTCTAGGTTATAAGGAAGAATAATAGATGTCTGACATTCTAAATGTAAAGTTTACGGCCAGCGCTGATTTTGGACAGTTAATATCTGAAGCCAATAGAGCGATGGCTGTTCTTTCTAAATTTAGAAATCAGGCATTAACAGAAAATATTGGCTTAGATAAAAAAGATTTTGATACAGCTGTTGGTGAATTTAGAAAAGCAGTAACGGCAGCTGGTCTTTATAACTCAACATTAGTAGATGTAACATCATCAACAACAAAATTTGGTAAAGAGCTTGCTGGTCAAAGACTCAAGCTAAAAGACTACTATAACGCTTGGGCTGAATACAGCAGAGGCGCTCAAGGACAAATCAGAAAGCTTGCTCAAGAGCAAGTAAGAATTCAATCATCGGTAGTTAAATCTCTAGGAAGAGATATGAGTGGCGCTCAAAAAGCCATGGTATTTACTCCTACTGGAATTGATTCTGTTGCCAATGCTGCAAAAATAGCATCACAAGAATTATCTATCTATCATAAAGTTTTACGTGATGGATCAACATCTTTAATTAACTGGGGTAAAAATACTCAGTGGGCTGGTAGACAGCTTACTGTAGGTTTAACCTTACCATTAATGATATTTGGTAAGACAGCATCTCAAGCATTTATGATGGCAGATCAAGAGCTTACAAGACTAGCAAAGGTTTATGGCGGAATTGGTGGAGTATCTTCACAGCAATTAACACAAGTAAAGAAAGATGTTACAGAGCTTGCTAGAACACTTTCATCAACATATGGTGCATCTTTTCAAGAAACTCTAGGCCTTGCTGCTGATATTGCAGCAACTGGTAAAGAAGGAAATGATCTTTTAGCAGCAACAGCTGAAACAACAAGACTTGCAACTCTTGGTGATGTTGATAGACAAGAAGCAATGAAGGCAACACTTGCACTGCAAACAGCCTTTAATATGAATACACAAGAGCTTACACAATCAATTAACTTCTTGAACGCAGTTGAAAACCAAACATCAACAACACTTCAAGATTTAGTTGAAGCAATTCCAAAAGCTGGTCCAGTTATTAAGGGATTAGGCGGAGATGTAAAAACATTGGCATTATTCTTAACAGCTATGCGTGAAGGTGGAGTAAATGCTGCAGAAGGTGCAAACGCTTTAAAGTCAGGTTTAGCATCTTTAATTAATCCTACAAAAGCATCTGTGGAGCTTTTAGATGGATGGGGAATTTCAATCAATAATATTGTTCAGTCAAATGCTGGAAATATTGTTGGTTTAATGATGGATTTAAAAAAGGCATTAGATCAGTTAGATCCAATGCAAAAACAACAGGCAATTGAACAATTATTCGGTAAGTATCAGTTTGCACGTATTGGTGCTTTGCTAGATAACTTGGGTGCTCAAGGTAGCCAGACATTACAAGTATTTGATTTAATGAAGGCTTCAACCAATGAGCTTGGATCTATTGCTGATCGAGAATTAAAAGCATTAACAGAGTCTGCATCTGGTAGATATAAGAGAGCGCTTGAATCATTCAAGGCTGCAATTGCAGATGTTGGTGAGCCATTCTTAAATATTTTTGCAAAAATTCTTGATGTTGGAGCAAAGATCCTTGGCGTATTTGATAGGATGCCAAAGCCATTAAAAGCATTTGTTACTGGAATGGGTGTAATAACCGCATTAGCTGGACCACTTATTATGTTAACTGGTCTTATGGCTAACTTCTTTGGATATATTATTAAGGGTGTAAATGCTTTAAGACAATTTAGAAGCGGAGCAGAAGCATTCACGCTTGTAACAACAGAAACAGTTGCAGCAGAACAAGTTGCAGATGCATACACACAAACATTATATAATCAAGAACAGGCTGCTAGAACTCTACGTATGGAGTTAGAAAAATTAGCATTAGCTTATTCTAGTATTGTTAGAGGTTCTCAAGGTGGAGCACCTGGACCTGGAACGCCTCCAATTACAACTGGTCCATCAGGAGCTCCTGGTCCTAGAACAGGATCACCACGTCAATCTGGTGCAGCAGCAAGTGCAGAAATTGCAAAGATGCAAGAAGTAACTGGAGCAATGGCAAATGACCCAGCAATGCAAGCAGCTATTGAAGAAGCAAGAAGAAGAGTAACACAACAGGGTGGCGCAAAGGCCATGACAGATCTTCAAGCAACAATGGCAGCAACAAAAGGCTCTGGAGGTTTAGGAACACCAGCAGCAGTTGCTACACATATGGCTGTCGCACAAGCAATGGGAAGAAGAACTGGACTTACTACATTTAAGGGTTATGGAGAAGGCGAACTAGATGTAACAAAGCCTTTGCATGTTGCACACCCAGATCCAAGAAATAAAGTTGCAAAAACATTAGCCCCTGGACTATCAACACCAGAAAGAAATATGCAGATGCAAAATGCTGCAGATCAATTTGTTGGTATGACAGAAGAAGATTTTATAGCACAAGTTGCAGCAGGTCTTTATATTCAAGAAGGTACTCAAAAGGGTAAGGGAACTCTTGGAATAAGAAGAAGTGTTACTGCAAAAGAGGCTGGTACTGCTATTAAGGCAGTTTCGGATAAGTATGGTAGTGAAGCTGGAAGAGCAGCATTGTCATCAATGCCAGTAGATACTGGTGCACCAGCTTCAAAGCCAAGCGCTATTGATAGATCAATTAGAAGAAAAAATCAAAAGATTCAGCGTGATAATATTAGAATGGCAAAGGAAAGTGCAAGAGCTTCTGCCGAAGCAAATAAAACTGCATCTGCAATGCGTTCATCATCCGTTGCTGCAATGAAGTTTGCAAACACTATGGGTATGGCAGTTGGAAGTATTGGTATGGCTGCTTCAATGATTCTTGGTATGACTGGATCTACAAATGAATTAGCAAATAAAGCTGCTAATTTTGCTATGGCATTTGGTTATGCAATTCCAGCAATTAGCGGTTTGTCAAAGGGATTAAAGGGTGTTGGCGGAGCACTTGCAAAATCAGGAGGTCTAGTAGGAGGACTTGGAAGAGGTCTAGCAATGCTTGGTGGACCTTATGGTATGGCAGCAGTTGCTGGATTAATGGCAGTTTATGCTGGTATTAAATTCTTACAAAAGAAACAAGCAGAAGCATTAGCAAAAGCAAAGGCTGATATTAGTGTATCTGCAGCAGCGGTTGAAAAGTTCGGCGGAGTTGCACTTAATGCTGCAGCAAAATTCCAAGCATTAAATGATGCTTCATCTGCACTTGCTTCTGGAATGGCAGGAGATAGAGGTCAGTTAGTAGGACTTCCTGGTCAAAAGGAAATTGATGCTGTAAGAGAAGATGTAAAGAATCTGATGAAAGATCAGATTAAGGCTGCTGGCGGATTAAATAGTAAAGAAGCAGCAATTACATTTGCAAGCAATTTAAAGTCAGCTCTTATATCACAAGGAGTTGCTCCAGCACAGGCAGACGCAATTCTAGGAGCAATTCTTGAAGAGGCTGGAAAGAAAGAATATGCAGTTCCAGTAATGCTTGCAATTAAGGGAATTCAAAATAAAGAACAGGCATTCCAAGTTCTTGCTACAGCAGCAAATAAAACATTTGAGCAAATTAGCACTAAGCTTAATGATGGAATTTATATTGATGAGGCTACACGAGGAAGATTTGCACAGCAAATTTCAGATTTAGCAGGAATTGCAGTAACTCAGGTAAACTCATTTGAAGATATCAAGACAGTAATTGATAAGTTGCCAGAAGGTATGAAGAATCTTAATTTTGAGCAATTGAATGCTACATATTCTGGACAGCAGTTATTAGAAAAGATTAAGGCAACAAATGAGCCTTTATATAATTCATTAATTAATGCAGAGAATTTAGGCTCTGCAATTGCAGAAGCAGCAGCAAATACATTAGGTCTTGTAAGTGGTTTGGCTGGAGTAGAAGCACAATTTGATATTGCTGCACAACAGGCTCAAAATCTTGTAATGGCAGAAGCATTAGCAGAATCTGGCTTAAAGGCTGCGTTTGATTCACGTATTGCTGCAGAAAATGCAACAATTGCAAAGATTAAGAAGAGAGCAGAAGCTAAGAAGAATGCTGCTGAAAAAGCTAAAGAGTATGAGCAGGCAGAAATTGATAAGCTTAAAGAGCAAATTGATTTAATTAAAGAGCAAGCTGATGCACGTAAAGATCTATTAAATAGACAAAAAGAGCAGGCTGACTATGAAAAGGAAATTCAGAAACTTGGATTAGAGC